CTGCTGTTGGACCTTCAACTGTTAAAGTTGTTTCATTTGCATCAGCAGTTCCACCTTCAAAAACAATGTTAGTATTTTCTAACATTTTAACAGGTTTACGAAACTCGTTTAATCCAAATTTAGCTTGATAATATGTTGTCATACTACCATTAAATCTAGTTTTAAGTTCCAATCTTGTGTCTTCAGTACCATCTGTTACATCAATAAAACTACAACTAATACCACCATAATTAATGTCTTCATTGGCACTATTTCTACCATGAAATCGCACTTCACCTAATTCATCATTATTTGCTGGAGAAGAACTATCTCTAAATAATTTAAGAATAGGTCCATCACTTGAACCTGCATCTGTAGATGTAACTGTTAAATCACCAGTAACTGTCGCACCATCAGATGTGGTTTTAATTTTTTCTGTTCCATAATGATATAGAAGTGCTTCACCAGTAGAACCATCTGCTTTAAAATAAAGTGCTGTACTGCCACTTCCATCATCTGTTCTAATATCTACATCTTTATCATTAGCAAAATTTGAAAATTGTAAATCTCCAGTAGAGTTTTGCATTTGAAAATTAGAACCAGTGTGTTTAATCTCTCCATCACTACCAGTTCCAAACTTTGCTTCTATGTTATCGATAAACACAGCCTTTTGATTAAACAGAGTCTTATTATCGCCAAGTGTTTGGTATACAGTTTGAGTGCCATTGTTAGGTACAGTAAAACGTAATGCACCATTTTCTGTGCCATCTGTTTCATCAAATATAATACTATCGATTTCAGCATAGGTTACATCTTGGGCTGCATCATTTTTGCCAAGAAAACGTATACTACCAATAATATCATTGACAGCAGGAGATGCACTATTTCGTGTAAGTTTTACAATAGGTCCATCTACGTTAGTTGCATCTGTAGATGTAAGAGTAAAATCACCAGTAATCGAAGCATCACCAGTGCCACTAAAACCATTAATTGTAGGACTTGTTAAAGTTTTATTTGTAAATGTTGTAGTTGAACTTGCAGTAACAGTGATATCACTTGTAAGAGCTACTGTACCTGTTGCATCTGGCAATGTAACTGTTCTAGCAGCAGAAGGTGTTGGACAAGCCAGTGTTATATCGTGGCTTGTGCTACCATTAGGTCTTAAAAATTTTATATCGCCTTGTCCAGTAATAGACAGTATTGCTGAACCACTTGCGGCTAAACCTAATAAATCATCGTCATTTGTAGCACCAGTATCAAACAAAAACAATTGTTGATTAGTGCTACCTTGCTCATTATCTAAAGCAACTGCATTACCAAATTGTGATGTAAACCCAGTAGGGTCACTTGAAAGAAATTCTAATTTACCCCAGTTATCAGCACTAATATCTCCAAATCCAATATATCCATCTTCAGCTTCAAGATTGCCAGTTACCTTTACACCAGTAGATTCAGTTTCTAACTTTTTGCTATTGTCGTGGTAAAGTTCTACTGCACCATCAGCATTAGCTTCAATCATTAGTTCTGAAGTGCCTGATTTTTCTAATTTAAATATAGGGTTTGCCTTAACTATTAATGAGCCACCACCATTATCTTCTATAAGACTATTACTTCCAGCGTGTCGTATTACCAAATCGCTAGAATCACCTAGTTTTATTTCTTCGTTGTCAGCAAGAATAACATCTCCGTCACCATTTTTAAAAACAGCTTTAGATCCTGGCAATGTACAAAATATATCTCTTGAACCAGAACTCCAGCTTACAGCATTGTTAGAGTTTGAACTTGATATAATAGTTGTACGAGCAAGGGTAGTACCAGAAGAAGCAAAAGTACCTAACCCTACCTCAAAATCAGTTCCATCAGTACAACAATAATATGTTGTATCACTATTACTTAAATTAGCCGTAAAAGTTTCAAAACCAGATACTGCACCACCTAAAGTATACGTTCCAGTGCCAGTTGTGGTTGTTGTCTCTTTTATCCTATCTGATAGAACAAAAGCCATTATTTAAGCTCAATAGTTAAGTTCGTAGCATTAATTCTAAATATGTCTCCAGACTCAATTGTCTTAGATGCGTCTAAAGCACCTACAAACAATATGTTACCACTACTTGCTGCATCTGCGATAAACACATGAGTTATGGTATTATTTGTACCACCTGATGCTGGAAAGCTAATAGCATTTGTGTTTTTTGCTGTTTGTGTGTCAGTTGAATCTGCACCTATGGTTGTCCAATCAGATGCTGGAACTTGCTGTCTAGCATAGTTTGTAAATGTTGCTTCTGTTAGAGACCCAGTTTCTGCTGCGGATACGGCAGTTGCCAATCCCACATAAATACTGTTTCCTGGTGAAGAGAAAGACAGAGAATTATTTTTAAACAAAAAATGTAATAATCTTCTTTCTAGATAGTTGGTTGCTGCGTTTGCTGTCGCCATTTTATTACTCCTTCTTTAAGTTCGTGGTCTTGACGGAAGACCAGTTTTAAAAGCATCTGTATTTTCTCTAGCTTCTGCTAGATCTTTTAGACGCTCTAAATATTGTATATATAAACTATTGTAGTTTTGTAAAACATCTAGTTCACCTTTCATATAAGTATACGCTTCTATTAGCGATCCGTAAAGTAAAGCATACGGAGCATTAGTACTTAACCAAGTTGTGCCACTGTCTGATCCAGCGGTCAAACTTGCGGGTCTATAATAATAATGAAGTTCTATTGCATAATTACTATTTGGGGTAGGTGCAAGAATAAAATTGTCTATATCAAAACGTGCATAATATTTTGGTAAACCCGTTGTTGTAGCAGCAGGAGTGTACTCTCTGAGAAAGTTTACATCTTTTTGTAAAAGAAAACTTTCTGATCCTGCGGTCGTAATTTGCAATGAAAAAGAGGCCAAATAATCATTTGGCACTGTTAAAAATTGATCAGAAGATGTTAAAGCACTTGTCACATTTTTTCTAAATAAATCTAAATCAATGCTCTTAAATATTTTTTCTTCTGAAGCTTTTATAAAATCATTTAAATGATTAACAAAAGTCGTTTCACTATTGTCCGAATAATCTTGAATTGCTGTTTTCAATTGTGCAAAAGTAAAACTCATTTAACTCTCCAATGTTACTGGTCCAGCTGTAGCTATGTCACCACCAAACGGAATATTCAAAGAACTGTTATCGCCAGAAGTTACAGTACCATCTACAACTGTTACTGTATATGTTGTTGTAGCAGGAGCTGCACCTATTGATAATTGTGCTCCCATATATCCATGATTAGTACACATATAAAATAGAGTAGACGGAGCATCTGAAGCAACCTCTATTTGAGTATAAGCACCCGCATATCCAGCTGTTCCAACTACTGTAACTCCTGTTGTGTATTGAGTATTTTTGGCTGCATCCGTATATATTCTAATAGGATGGTTTTGATTTGAGCTATCTGATTGATCAAATCTATATAAACCACCTTTAACTAAATTTAATTCAACATCAGCCGTTGCTGTACTTCCACCAATAGCGTATTTATTTGTTGATCCTTGATTATAATAAGGATGGTTACTTGGATTTCCACCTACTACTGTAACTGTGTATGTTGTTAAGTTTGCTGTAGTATTAAGCTGTGCTCCCATCAATGCATGATTAGTACATTGATAAAATAACGTAGGAGCACCATGTGGAACAGTTATTTCTGTATAAGCTCCTGCTTGACCAGCGGTGCCATTAACAGTAACGCCAGTGTTGTATTGTGTTGATTTATTTGCATCTTCATAAATTCTTATTGGATGACCAGAGTTACTATTGTCCGCTTGATCAAATCTGTATGTTCTTCCCTCTATTAAAGTTAATATTACATTAGATGACGCAGTGCTACCATTGATAGCATATTTATTAGATGAGCCTTGACCATGATAAGGATGATTAATTGTAAGAGATTCTCCACCACCACTAATCCCAGGTATTGTAAATGTATATTGATCTGTTGTTGTGGCTGTTATTGAATAACCACTAGATGATTCAAGCAACGCTTTTGTAATTTGACTTCCAAAACCAACAGCATCTCTAAACCTAACAGTGTCACTACTACTTCTTCCATGATTTTTTTCAGTGACTGTTATGGCTCCACTACCAGAATGTAAAAAAGGATTTACACCTAATAATCTTTCTATTGCAGGTTCTGTCCGATCTGGTCGTGCATTTCTAATCGCTTCTGCATCAACTTTAATTCTTGACAGTTCAAGTTGAGGATGTTTTGACTCATATTCATCATAACCTACAAAGGCACCATTCCATTCTTTTCTCATATCTCTTATTCTATACCTAAAACCAGATCTATCTGAAATTCCGTATGCATATTTGGCTGAAGCAAATCTACCCATTATACCCTCAAAAATTTAATATCTGGTGTAAGTTTTAGAGGCACCCTATCATCATCTTCGTCAGAGGCTCTTTGAAATTCTTCTTCATATATACTTTTAAGTAATTGTATTCTGTCTGGTGCTTTTTTCACGGCTAAGTAATATGATAACCCCGCTATGACACATGGTAAAAATCTAAATGGAGCATCTGTTGTATTAATTTGTGTGTCTACATCTTGTATTCTTCTTACATAGTAAAATACTAATGTGTCTGTGCTATTTTCTGGTGTTGGCCATAGTGTAATACTAGGCGTAGTTTTTCTATCAAAATAATATTGAGTTGGTCTACCCTCTTGAGTTTTTGTGGGTATGTTTAAATATTCGCCACGAGACATTTTGGTTAACATAAAGTCAGTGCCACTTCTTCTTACAACGACTTCTAACAAATCAGTAAAATCTGCACTTAATGTATAAGACGCAGTTCCATCAGTAAGAGCTTGAGTAGATTGTTCTACTGTCCATAGGTTTAATCCTCTGTTTGCCCAATCAGCGAACATTATATTTAAAGAACGTCTAGCAGTTTTTAAATCATAACCTGTTCTAGACTCTAAGCCACAACGCTCGTAAGCTTCTTCGATAATTTCAGCTACATCTAAATCAAAATCTCTTGAACCTGAAGTTGCCATCTATTAACCTTTACTCTTCTTTTTTTTCTTTTTATCTAAAAATGCTTGTAATGCAGGAGGCAGTTTTTTCTTTTTTGTAGTTTTTTTATTATTAGTTTTGTTTTTAACTTTTTGAATAGCTTTATTTAATTGTGTTTTTTTATTCACTTTTTTCTCCTTTTTAAAGATTTTACTCTTCTTGGCTTACCTACGGGTTGCCCTAATCTCTTCTTCTGTGCTATCCTACTACGTTTTTCAGACGCTGTCATCTCTGATGCTGTTTTTGGTGTTTTTTTAGAAATACGTTTAGTTGGTCTACAATAAGGTGTGCCTCTCTTCTCACCTTTTTGTCTACCACACTTCTTACCAGTTCTTTGATCTTTCCAATCTTCCTTAAACCAACGTTTAAGTGCTAAACCCGCTTTTGTCTTTCTTACCGCCATTATACTATTAGTGTTTTTTTGCCACGTTCTTTCATAACTGCACCACATCCTGCATTAACAGATCCACCAGTGCCAAATTTTACAACTCCGCCTATAGCTTTCTTTTTAGTTTTTTTCTTTTTACCACCTGTGCCATAGTTTGCTGCACCTACTTTTCTACATTTTGCTATGGCTCCAGAAGCATAAGCTGATGGGAAAACTTTATATCTAGCTTTTACTTTATGATAACAAGCGTCTTTTGGCATATTTTATCTCCTTAATATTTTCCAACAAGTGCACATCCACTCTCTCTTTTTACATTTTAGACAAACCTTAATTGGTTCACCTCTTACGACCTCGCCTTTTTTTAGAGGCACAATGTGCTTTTTCAGAAAATCCACGAGGTCTGGCACAATTGATTTTCCTCTTCCGTTTGGCACTCCACTTCCTCTTTCGTGGTGGATTGGTCACTTGCTTTGCCATTTGTGACCGACCCATAGTCATTAGATAAGTTGCTCCAACCCACTAGCGACTATAATTAATGTTACTATAATCCATAATCTATTATCAAGTTTATTTAATTTTGCATTGATTCCGTCAAATCTAGCATTACAAACTTGTTCATGTTTTTCTAATAATTTTAATAATTCTTTGCTTGTCATTTAACACTTCCATCTTCTTCTTGCTTGTCTTAATCTGCTATTAGGATCTTTAGCTGCTTTTGGAAATTTTTTCATTTGACCCGCAGAACGTGCACAAAAGGATTTTCTCTTCGATAACGAGCAACACCCGCTTTAGTCATTCCCGCTCCAGATTTAGTGGAGCGGAAATATTTTTTTGTTTTAGGGGGTTGCTTATCCCTCTTCCTAGTCATAGTTCTTTCTCATCTGAAGAGTTACAGTATATGTATCTCCAGAACTGTGACCAACAGTTGTAAAAGCTATATCACCAGTTTTACCACCACCTGCATTATTTGATAAACCACCAAATCCACTATAGTCGTGATATCCACTTTGATTTTCGCCTAGCTCTATAATAAAAGCATCTGATGTTGCATCAAAAAATAACCTAGTTTTCATGCCAATGCACTGCCACCAAATCTTTTCAATTGTTACTCCAGTACAAGTCTCTCCTTTTGCACTTGTAGCAAGAGCACTTACATCAACTTTAACTACTGCTGATTCACCAGTCCCATCAGATATATTGGTAAATTTCTGTATGACAGATTTTGAATTATCAAAAATCGTTTGTGAAGTTACTGCATCAGCCATATTACTCTCCTATTACTGGTCAGCAAAAGCAGGAACTGTTGTTGATGTAACAGTGCCAAAAATTTGATAGTTGGTTGTGTCTTTTCCAATAATTGTAATATCAAATGCTTGCGGTACATTTAACTGCACACTACTATTTGAGCTACCATTTGAAAATACAGTCGCATTATCTGCATTTGTATCTAAATGAGTAATACCACCAATAAAAAAGTTTGTATTACCTGGTGTGATGATAAGAGCATCTGTTCCATCAGCGGCTCCACCAGCGTAAACAAATCTAAATACAGATCCAGCTATAGGTGCAGGTAAAGTATATGTGTTGTCTTGAGTTCCGTCTGGTACAAGCAAAATTCTACCACTATGAGTAGCGTTATCTAATGTTTGATCACCATCAGATAGACTAACTGGTCCATCACCAAAGGT